AATATGCAATGATTTAAAAAGTGCATTAAATGAAGTAAAACCAAAGATAGCTTCGTATTCTGGAACTGTGTTTGACGACACGGACCAAGAGTTCGAAATTGATCGTGTTTTAGAAATACTAGCCGGCTCCGGTGACGTTGGTGATTTACCCACTCTTTTGGCAGACTTTTTAAGGAGGCAGGCGTTTCCACGAGCAACGAATCAAGATTATATTGGAAATTTAATTGTAGAAGCCGCCGCATCGATAACCAATCCTGACTCTGATGATGGTAGCAAACATATAATACAAATTGGTATAAAAGACAATGATGTCGTAGGCGAAGGTGTGCGAGAAACTATTTCTTATGTTTTATTTTCGCCTGATCCAAAAAAGTTAAAAGACAAAGATACATTAACTACAGATTTTAACCTATTTTATTTTGATCCGTATATTACTAGTGATGAGGCATCTGGGCCAGAAGAAGAAATTAGAAGAAGCGCGGTCCCATTGAGGATTGGATTGTCTGATTTGCGAAGGAGCCTTGAAGGTGTATATCCTTCTATGGCACTTCATTTTCTTTTATCACACTCCACTATTACGAACCCAAGATTCAAGTCTGCAATGGGCGGTGCTCCAGCTCGTGGCGGCCCAGCCAATTGGATTAACTTCTTGTTGAATTACTCAGTTCCGCCTGTGAAAATCACAGACGAGACGGCAGGCGCCCAAGAAGAACCCACACCTGAATGCCCCGATGGAGATCTTGACAAGTGCTGCGATGAGTGGATAACCCAATTAGAATCAGCAACTAATGTTTGGGGACAAGAACAAAGAATATTGATGGCGAAAGTAAAAAATAAATGTGGAGATCATTATTTTAAAAAATTTAAAAAGTCCACACCAGCATCAGACCCAGAAGCCACAAGAAAAGCATTAGAAGAAAAGTCAAAAGGACTGGAATCGGTTGGCCCGCAAGAAGGCAGTGCGTGGCCGCCATGGCAACTTAAATGGATATATGAAAATTTGCTGGGCTTAATTGACGTTGAGGGTATTATTGCTCTAATCATATTATGTATACAATCTAAACTTGGTATAGAATTAACTGCTCAGGGTATATGTAGAGCAGCTCTTATAGAATTAATAAAAGAAATGGGAATTGGCAAAATGGAGGAGGCCTTATTAGCCGGCGCCTTCGGAGATCCTGAGCGATATCAAGATCTTATTGGAGCAGTAAGCAATAGCCCAACACAAGATCCGATTAGTATAGACCAGTCATTTAAAAATGCCCCTATCGCCACCTACATGTCTATGATGCTAGAGACTGAAGACATAACTTCTCCTCCATCCTGGCTAAATTATACTACTATAGCTATGATTAGCGCTCTAGAGCAGGGAGGGTATGTCATTGAATTGGTGCCTGGCGACCGACCAAAAAGTGTCATAGATGATATGCCTGGATATCTTATGTTTCCAGCTGGAAACGAGTTTACCAATACCTCTAATTCAGCTTTAAGCTCGATTTACGGAGAACAGGTTGTTATAGGTGGAACATACACGTGGCTTGAGATTGAGGATGAAAGACAAAGATTATTAGAACAAGGCTTTACTAAACAAGATATTGAGGGGCAACTAGTATATCGTGGCTATTTGAAGCCATCTGGCAAACATTTTGAGTCAATTCCAGAAACGCTTCAGCAGCTCCGCAGTGATTTGGCAGAGGCTACTGGAAGCGGCCAACTCGGAGCCACTTTACAAGATGCAGAAGACTGGCTTGATTATATATTATCAATAATTAATTTGCAAGAAATGTGTGAATTGTTGGTTGGTAGTATACTAGAGGGTCTTGAGGATTTATTAAAAGACCCTCTTGGGTTCCTTAGCGGCGGAATCGGAGATTGGTGGGATGATTTCTTAGATGCGTTGAAAAGAAAGTTTTCTTTTCCCTTGCCGAACTTTAAGTGGCCCGATAAATTAACCACAGACACCCATATGGGCGACTATGGCCAAAAATTATTAGAAATGATGCTCTCATTAATAATAGCTATTTTATCTCAAATTTTAAATTTGGTTATTAAAGATGCCCTCTTAAAATGTATAGAAGAGGAAGAAGAAGACGGATTAGCTACAAATCCAAATCCACCTGGCCAACCTCCGCCTTCTCTAAGAATACCGGGCATTAATTCTCTCTTACAAAACGAAACGCCAAATCTTGCAGGCGGAATTCCTTTTCCAGCATTGTCCGGCTTGATGGACGATCTGTTGAATAGTTTGTCTCCTAGCCAATTGTGTGAATTATTAAATGGTACCGCGTCAAAACAGACACTATATGGTCTCTTATTAAGAATTAGAGAACAGAGAGAAACATTAATTAAAAATGCCGCTGATTCTCTTATGATGTCAAATCCTGGGTTAACCGAAATAGATGCTATTAATATAAGCAGCGAAAAAATTAAGAAGAGCCTAGATTCTATGAGTGACATAAAATCTATGTTTGTGTCTTTAAAAGAAAAAGCTGAGGAAAACAACATAAATCTAGATCTTTTAGCATGTGATAGTCTGACACCTTCCTCTCCCATGATTAGTGATGTGTGCACCGCCTTTTATGATAGAGAAGGAAGAGCTATCTCACTCCAAGAAGCTGGCATGACAGAAGACGAGGCAAATGAACAGATCGATTCAGACTTGAGCGCGTTAATAGGCAAGATCGCCGGCCATGCCCCTGCTTTATTTGCAGATGGGATAAACGGAGCCTTAAGGGGCCTTCCTGATATGTGTGAGACTGGTGGCTTCGCCGCCCCACCTGGCGTAACTAACGCTATGAACATGATCACTGACAACATACTAGATAATGTTAAAGGATCTTTAATCCAAGATTTAACTGCCATAATGTACTTTGCTGTGCCTCCTCGCGCGGTCTTGGCCATCACCGACCCTCATAAAATGATCGAGGCTCATGAGTTGATGAAAAAATTCGTTGTAAAACCTTCTCAAAGAAGGGCAATCGCGTATATTGGTCCATTGAACTTTTTTCCTGCAGCCGACCGCGCTGAAATTTTTAGAGAGATGCCAGTATATCCAATTATCTACGGTACCGCCGGTATGAGTTATGGTAACTATCGTTTTTCTTTTACAGATGACGAACTGAACTCTTTAATCCAAGAAGACACTTACACCAAACAAGAAATAGACGCATGGGAGCGCCCCGGGGGAGGCACCGGCAATGTGCCGTACTATATTACGAACTCGCCTAAGGAACTAAATGCGAACTACCGGGATGTGTGGAGTGACGCGACCCTCACCAATATGGGCGTCGACCGCTATTATACCAATGAAGAAACAAGAGGAATTTATCAAAGGTATATTGAAGCCCATCCCGAGGTTGAAAACGATGTTCAAACACACAATTTCTTTAAACCAGCAACATTTCTTAGACTTCTTAAAGAACCAAGCTTCTACCTTTTTCCGCAAGGATCCACCAAAGGCGAAGGTAATATCAAATTGTCGATTGCACAAAACTTGTTGTTAACCTCTTATGCAAGTTCTAATCCTCCATCACCTGGATCTCCTGCAGAACAAGCTATTAGCACAGAAAATCCGCATGAATTTATTGATTATTTAAATGATAATGATGACGCGTATGAAAGAATACGCAGAGTCACATATGAAAAATTTAATTCTCTTATAAAAGATGTAACTTTATCTGAGATGCTCTTAGAACTGACACATATAAAAAATCCTTTATGGACAGGCCAAAAACAAGGTCACTCACCGAATCTACCAAATCTTTGGCAAAAAAAGCGGGATCTACGACTCTTGCGTAAATCTCATTCTATTCATACGCCCTTAAAACTTATACATCCAGATCCAGATGTCTGGATGTTCATGTTTCATTGGTATGTAGGTCTTCCGTTAGGGGACCTACACTATGAATATATGGATACACTCGACCGTATTGACGCCGGCGGCGGCAGCCCCTCATTATCAGACACAGACCCCTCTCAATGGTCTGAATTCGGTACATATATCGGTGGATCCAGCGCCACCCAGCTCTCTGGAGAGAATCCGCCGGAGAATTACAATGACCCGGGCACTCCTCTCAGCGCCGGCCGCTGGCGCACGTGGGCCCAATATGCTGAGTCTCTTAAGCGATCTCCCGGCATGTTCTCTTTGCTGGGATACGCCGAGGATCACCTGTTGTCGGCGGAAGGATCCCACGCCCCTGAGGACGCAGCGGCCGCGGAAGATCCCCCGACATTCGATAATTATGATTTTGAAGTCACAATGGGCCATGAATACGACGAGGGTGTCAGCGACGACGTGGAATTCTGGGACGACGAGGGCGAAGGTGCCCCAAAAGCCTTAATTTATGCGTTTATGGAACTTACTCTCGGCGAGGCCATAGGACTTACAGATGAAAGATTAGAATTTTTATACCCTGAATTTCCCGGCGCTTATGTCGACGGCGTCCTTTTGACACAGACCTCCTCCAAATTCGGCGGCGACTGGGCCGAGTCACCCTCCTCTTTCGCGCCGGATATATTTAATGGTCGCCAGATGGTCCCATTATATGTTACCTTTAAACAAACTTTTATAGACCCTGAAAGTATACTTGCACAAAGCCCAAAGGACATGGCTGAATTTTTTAGTGCTGCTAGAGATCCAGTTAATGAAGAACTATATGAATATCTATCTAACACTGATCTTTTTCCTCAAGTATTAGGATTTAGCGATGACAACCCACACTTGATCGACCCAGATCTAACAGCTGAAGATACAACTCCAACTATGGGTCAAACACAGGCGTATAGTGAATATGTAAAAATGTCGATTTATAATTATGATAGTTATAATCCTAACATACTCAAGTTTGATTTGCCTTTTACACAAATATTCCAAGATGTCGCCGGCGTTAACGGCACTACAGGATTTGATTCAGGTCAAAAAATACAAGAAATATTTGATACTTTCACTAGTAAATTAACCGACACGGATGAATCAGAACTCTCTTCTTTGGTCAATTCCTTAAAAATTGAAACTAGTGAAGACAGTCTGGTATATCAAAATATGTTAGGTATCGATCGCGATTCTCTGCTGCCTCAAATAGGGCTCTATAAAGATACATTTAGAGTTTTAAAAGGGAAACTAACAAAAATTGAAGATTACGATGTGCCACCCGGTCCGTTAGCTAGGGATACTTCGGTACAAAATGCTTTATATGACTACAACTCGACTAAAGATGTCGAGTCCGATGTATTAGAATTAATAAAGAAAATTTATGGCAATGTAGAAGTTCCTGTATCAAAAATTTCAGAAAACTATGGGCCTGTTTTCCAGGGCAAAGGTTCGAACTTTGTTGTACCTGTGCCACACGACGCTCAAACTCCGCGTAAAGATTTTTCTTATGCAGTGGAGCCATTAAACTTTAAGGCGCAAGTGTTTGGTCAGCTGATGACTTATAAGTTTTTCGAAAAATATGAACAGTACTCGGATCCCGTTTGGTATAAAGCCGGCGGCGAGGTCATTTCAGGTGCCCCAAACAAGGAGGACATGAAAAAGAATCTAAATTTTGTTTTATCAACCCATGGATTTAGTTCTCTACAATATGCATATTCTAACCAAATGTTCGCTAAATTAAAAAGATCGCGCCTTCATGAACGAGGGTTTATGAAACAACTTTGGGATAGAGTTCTAAAATCAGGAGGTAAGGGTAATAAAAATATCTCTGAAGCTTGTTTAAACATTTTTGGACAGCTGGGAATGTCCAACATCGATGAGGAAAAATTAAACACAGATTTCTTTAAAATAGCTTCGGCAAAGCAAGATATAATGGAATATTATAATAAATCTCTCTGCAGGGATGTTTATGAAAAAAACAGCTTTGAAGAAAATGCTGTACGTATGGCATTGTTGCAGGGTATTGTAATATTAATAGTAAAAATATATACATTGGAAATGTATATAGCTAGCGTTATAGCATGGGATAGTTTTAATTTAGAAAATGTTTTTGAAACAGATTTTATGGTTAATATTATTGTTAGTAATATCGAAAAAGATTTGAAAAAGCATCTTGCCAGACCAGGCCGCGGCCCCGATGACGTTCTTCCGAAATATAGTGTACTTGATAGAATAGGTATATATGCTAAAGATATAGTAGAAAAAACCTTAGGAACTAAGTCTGAAGAGGAATTAGCTGAGAAGTTGAAGGTTCGAAGCGCGCTAGCCTATATGATAGCGGATGAGGGCAAAAAAATATATGACATAATTGTTGATCCTGTTGATGGAATATTTAGAAATGGCAACCCCATTAGCACAGATTTAGAATTAGATATCTTAATGAATTCAGATACTGACTTTTATACTCAATACAAGGATAAAGTTAACGATGATATAACTGTAAATCCAGTTAAATTTCAAAATTTATATCACATGGGTGACTACGAATACGTTGTTGACGTTCGTTTCCATGAAAACATATATACATTAAATTACGGCTCTGGAGAAATACAGGATCTTTATGGCCCCGCCGGCCGAGAGATACACCTTTATACTCCAGAAATGGACGGCCCTCTGACACTTGTTCCTGGAGAAGACGAACAGGGCGCCCAGCTTCCCTACACAGGCATGCCTGCTGGAGGCTACGAAGCTGCCCCCCTCGGCCAGCCAGTTCAATTCACTAGCCCCGCTCAACTAGGCCTCACGACGGACGTCGAATGGAGGGGAGTATCTTTTGCAGACCACACACCTACCTACGCTAAAAGACATATTAACATGTACGGGTTTAATGAGACTCCTATTGTAAAAAAGAAGAAATCAAAAAACTTTTTTCATTCTTTGCCTTACAACTATTACGAAGGAACCTGTGGTTTTGATACTGGGAAACCAGAAGCTTTTGTAACAGGTCCCGCTGACGTGGGCGTCGTGCCGGATCCCGACGTCGTGGGCGTCGCGCCGGATCCCGACGTCGTGGGCGTCGCGCCGGATCCCGACGTCGTGCCGGCTCCGCCCGAGCCCGGTGACATGGACGGCGCCGGCATGCCGGCCGACGAGGACACCGCCGGCTCTTGGACTGTCATCAACCCGTATATGCCACCAGAAGAAAAAGGCCCAATGTGCGATTATTCAACGCCTTTTCTTAAATATGTTGAGCCCTCTATAATCAATGGTCGTCGTGATTTTCACGAAACGGTTCACAACTATGGACTCCGCGCCCTTGGCAATTTAGGCGATAAATCACATCATCAATATTCAGAATATATTAAAATTAGAGATTTGATGATAACACAATTAGGACGCGCCGACGGATTTAACAAAGAAATGTATAAGCATACCCAATCTGGCAATGCGTTCAACGGTAATTTTGGAAATATAACTTTTCAACCTTATGTCAAGGTGGTCGACTGGACTCCTGAAGAAATAGCACAAAATCAAAGCAAGTATGAAGTTACTTTATACCAGGAAAATGCCGGCGGCAATATTTCTATCGAGCCATGCGCGAATCCACATAACATAATACATATACCGTTTGGTGAATATGCTCAAGCCTTTTTTGAAAGTATGAACGCTACTCGCAATAACAACATATTTAGTGCTTACATATATGATTATATACCGCTTACTATTTGGAGTAATTTTTATAGCGAGATATTTTTAAAGCTGCTTTATACTGACTTTGCAGATACAATGAAGCCGTTTTATGAAAAGTATGGTTTTGAGCCCTTTTTCAAAGAGATCAAGTTTGGCATACGGCTTAGCTACTCCACAACTTTGTCAGTAGATGAATCTATCCCTGAATTAGACTTAAAAGAGTTTATGAGAAATTCATTTGGGCATGGCCAACCCGATACTTTGGGTACTCATCCTGTACCTGCTTGGGGATTAAAGAGCAGTAAAACATTCTTTAGTCATAGGCCATATTATGTTGACGCTCCCCCAGAAAATGGCCAGTGGGATACTGCTGAGTACCCTGAGGCAAAATTTAAAATTTGTGATGAACTACAAATACCCGTTGTTGAAATTGAGAGGAACATTGTATCTGTTCCAAATGCATATTCTTTTTTGGTTGGCGAGAACAATACTTTAATTTCTTTAGAGAAATTAGGTATTTATGATGAGGGCACACACGCTCTTTTTGGAGAAACGCTCACAGATCTTTCCTTCCCACAGATCAGCCCTGAGACGAAAGCAGCCAAGTCTGAAAAAATACTTTCTAAAAAAGACCTTGATTCTGGCTGGCAAGAAGGTAAACCCCATCCGGATTCGCCCGAGCCCGGATCGGTCTTTGATGCAGGCGCTTATTCAGATCAATACATACAATCCGACTGTGTTGACCGCCATGGTTTTGACGTCAACACGGATCCGAACTCGTCCCCGATTACACAAGAACAATGGAATCAAGCAGCACTCAGGTACGACCAAGCGAAACTCATTATAAGACTAGCTCCACAATTTAGCAAGGAATTATTTGAATATTTTAATGGAAATAAAGGCCTGCTCAACTCGGATGTTTTCGCTGATGGTTACAAACAGCACATCGGCGTCCAATTCGGTGAGACCATCCCGGTTAACAACGCTTCATGGCCCGAAGAAGAGAACGATGAACCGGAGTGGGGTGGCGGCGGCGGCACCCTCGACGTCGGCGGCCAGTGGGCGCCCCCGAACGCCGCGCCCGATGCCTCTAGTTATAATCCCAGGGGTATCATCAACGATCGTCGATGGACATACACTCTAGGAGACTCTGACAGATGCAAATCCCCGGAATGGTGGACCGATGAACACAACGATCCCACCGGATGGGGATATGTTGAAGATCTTCCCTCGGGCGAATATTCCCCGATGCTGAAATTTGATTATATGGTTAATCCGATTTGGGGTAACTATCCGTCGTATACACCAAGAGACTATCCAGAGTATATCGCAGTTTATGTGCATAGACATGAGTGGGATTTTCAAGGCCTTGACGAGCCTCTTACGGAAAAAGATCCGGAATTCAGTGCCTTCTATAAAAAACAATACCAGGCCTGGCACGTAGAAAACACTGAAGGCACTACTCCGGACGATCCTGCTACCCCAGAAGATGAATTCTCTCTGCCGACGGACGGGAGCGTCGACCCATGGCATCTCATCCTCACCGACGAGGCCCTCGTGACGATGTTGAACGACCCGGCATACGGCATGCTCAGCCTGTACACGGCGAAAAAGAAGGAAGAGATGAAGGAAATTATTCCGCACTACTGGCAGCACGACTCGGCGACTCTATTCGATTGGGAGTGGACACAACGCCTTGTCTTGCGTAATTTTAGTGAAGACGAGTTAGCCGCTCTTTCAAATCTAGCATGTAGACATTTACATCCAGATTATATATACGAATTGGATGAAAAACTTTCTGGCTATTGTATGGATCAGCAAGGCACCGGCACGGTTACGGAAATCACACCTAAACCACCCCCACCTCCACCAACGGGAATCGAACAAACAGATTTAGGTCCATATATTCCTGGGTTGACTCTTACTGACAGCCAGCAATTACAAGAAATGTTAAAGGCCACGAATGCCGGCGCAATGAAACACTTAACTAATAATTTTCATCAATTCTTTTATAAAAATCTAGCTCAAAGCATGATAACTGAGTTGAAAGAAACACCAGAATTTAAATTGATGTATAATCATTTATTTCCAATGAAAAACTATATGTCTCTGTCTTTCGCCATGGCCGGAGATAGCTTGTCTAAATTTATTAAGGAACCAACAGACGTCTTGCGGGGAACAAAAAATACCTTATTTCAGATTATGAAAGGAATAGAAAATTCTTTGGATTACACGTTTATTCCTGAACCAATTGCCGACTTCTTAGAAAATCAAATGCCGGCCAATATGCCAGACACGATGGCGCAAGATCCAAATATGTCAAACATAATATTGTGGATTATAATACGAACTTCTTTATTAATTCTTAAAGGGTTTGTTGAGGTTACCGACCCCGCAATTGCATTGGCTAAAGCCATAATTATGGCCGCCAATGCTATACAACAAGCTATTATTTCTGCTTTAGAATCTGGAGTTTGGATTGCAAAACAGTCAGCACAGGCCGCAATCGCAGCTGCCGACATGGCCATGTTAACTATCGAAAGCACCATGTCCGGCGTCGCGGTCGCGGCGAAGTCAGCTATCGACATGTATTCAACGGTCGTATTTGATCCTGGCAACTTAGACGCGGATCCGCCAATCATGCCTAACCCAGCTGATAGCCTAAAAGATTATATCGAGATTGAGGTCGAGGAATCATTTGATACCTGGGTCTTGGAGCTGACCACACCTCCTTGGATTGACAAGCTGGATAGTGAGCCGACCACTGATGGCTCTCTTACAGCTCGTGAAAAGTGGGATAAGATGGCTGCCGATATGAAAAAGCTGCAAGACGCTCAAAAAGAATATAAAAAAGCTAAGAAGAAAAAAGAATCGATTCAAACTGATGTTATGAAGACAATTAAAAATATGGAAGAGGGCATCGCAGAAGCAAAGGAAGAATTAAGAAAAGTTTTTGCATCTCCGTACTTATTGCCGGGCTTGTGGGCTGCAATGATCCCCTCTATGATGCCATGGGGCGGCGGTATTATGCCTCCACCCTTGCCCGGAGGGCCATCCAGCACTATACCTGGCATGATATATCTTGCATTAATTTTCGTAGATCAATGGGAACAAAATCAGCATGATGAGTTTTTTGGTGACGACGATCCAAATTGTGATGATTATCTTTAAGTCTATTACTGGCATGATTTTAATCCTTTAACTATTTATAAGTGCACTTGAGAATCTGTCTAAAATATGTTTAGGGGACAAAAATGAGCGCTATAGGACCAAGACTACCTTTGATGAAAGATGAAGTGTTCGGACATTTTTCTCTTATTACTGAATATAAAGAAGAAATAAAACAAAATTTAAAAAATCTTCTTTTAACGGCGCCAGGAGAAAAAATGATGAATCCTGATTTTGGGGTTGGAATGCGTCACTTTTTATTTGAGCCTAGAAAACATAGTATTTCTGGTATGAGACAAAAAATAGATAATCAAATAAGAAAATATATGCCTTTTTTAAGAAACCTTCGAGTACAGTTTGATACTAATACAGATCAAGATTATTTAAACGATTCAAATATTTTATCTGTAACGATTATATACGACATACCAAACTTGAACTTGTCTACCAGCTTGGTCTTAACCAAGGAGGATATTAATTAAAACATGTCTAAAAAAGATAAAAAACTTATAAGATACACTGATAGAGATTTTAATTCCATAAAAGAGAGCTTAGTAAACTATACTAAAAGATATTACCCTAATGTTTTTCAAGACTTTTCAGAAGCGTCATTTGGCTCTCTCATGTTAGATACTGTTTCATATGTGGGAGATGTATTGTCCTTTTATTTAGACTATCAAGCTAATGAATCATTTTTAGACACTGCTATAGAATACAATAATATACTAAGACACGGTGAACAAGTTGGCTATAAACAACCATTAAAAGCAAACTCTTTTGGAGTGGTGTCCTTATTCATCTTAGCACCAGTTACTCCGGATGGATCAGATCCAGATGTTAACTATTTACCTATACTCGTACGCGGAACTAAATTTTCCAGTTTGTCGGGTCAGATATTTACTTTAATAGACAATGTGGACTTTGCAAATCCTGATAATGAAATTGTAACTGCCACTTCAAATACGGGCGACGGCGCCTCTGTTTCATATGCTGTAAAGGCATATGGAAGAGTTATGTCTGGAGAACTTAACGAACAAACTGTTAATGTTGGTAATTTTACTAGATTTTTGTCAATTGCACTGACAGACCCAAATATTACGGAGATAGTATCTATAACTGATTCCGAGGGGCATGAATATTATGAAGTTGATTATTTATCACAAGACACAGTATTCAGGACGGTGATAAACAAAGATGTCGGCACAAGGAAACACGCTCCGGAAAAGATAGTTGCAACATCTGTGCCCCGACGGTTTATCACTTTTAATAAATTTGGGCAAATTTTTGTAAAATTTGGTTACGGCTCTGAATCTTCTTTAAAAACTGATAATATAACTCATCCATCTAACATCGTTTTAAAGATGCATGGCCGCGCATACGAAAATGATGCATCCTTTGACCCATCAAACCTTCTAGAAACGGATAAATTTGGCATTTCTCCTGCGAACACTACTTTAAGAATTGTGTATCGAACAAACACAGTTGATAAAACTAACGTAGCAACCAACGGGCTAACCAAGGTGTCTGAGCCATTATTTGTTTTTGGTAAAAATGCTATAGTCGCTAGTAAAATTAATTTGGTAAGGGACAGTATTGAGGCAACAAACGAAAAGCCAATTCTAGGAGATGTTTCTTTGCCAACAACTAAAGAATTAAGACAGCGCGTTAATGATGTTTTCGCCTCTCAAAATCGTGCTGTAACAGCGAATGACTATGAGGCCTTGGTTTATAGGATGCCTGCTAAATTTGGCAGAGTCAAGAGAGCAAAAATAATAAGAGATCATGATTCTTTTAAAAGAAATTTAAATTTGTATTTGCTATCAGAAGATTCTAATGAAAATTTTGTAATTAGCAACCAAATTTTGAAAAATAATTTAAAGCTATGGCTCAATAACTATCGTATGATAAACGACACAATTGATATTTTAGACCCTAAAATTATTAATATAAAGATTAACTTTGTCGCTGTGGTTGATTATTCACAAAATAAATATGAAGCGCTTACTGTGGCGATCAAAGAAATACAAAACATGTTCAGGGAAAAACTAGATATAGGAGAGCCAATCTATATTACAAAAATTTATGATGTGCTTAATAATCTGGATGAAATTGTCGATGTTACAGATGTAAAAATAGAAAATGTTTCTGGAGGCAATTATTCCGACTCAACTCTTGAAGCAAGCGGTTATCTCTCTGCCGACGGCCGGATTCTATATGCTCCCGAAGACACTATTTATGAATTAAAATATCCAAATCTAGATATTGAAGGGACTATTAAATAATGGCTATTAAAAAGTATATTGCTAGCTTGGACAACACTATAACTAATGCGAAGGGAGTAGACAAACCTACCCGCGCAACTGGCTCGAACATGGGCGCAGCAGATATACTAGAGACTTTTTCAATTTATGGTTTGGCCACGACTTCTTCAGTCGAATTGTCCCGTATACTGATACAGTTTCCTGTCGACAAAATATCATCTGATAGAGCAGCTGGTACAATACCCGAACCTGGGAAAGTCAATTTCTTTTTAAGAATGTTTAATGCAAAACACTCAGAGCAATTACCAGAAAACTTTACTGTTAACGTTTTGGCTGTATCTTCTTCATGGCAAGAGGGTTCAGGCTTGGACATGGAAGGCTACACAGATAAAACAAAAGATAATATCAAAGGTTCGAATTGGAAGAATGCAAATAATAATTTTGTACAAGCCACGTTGATCGACGCGATTGATACCACAGGTGTTGCTATTAATGATGCATTTACAATGACTGTTCCCGCCGCCGCCGGCGGCGACGCAACCGCCCATGTGTTCAATTTTGTTGATACTGCAGTCGCCGGTGCCGGTTCTAATAATTTTGGAATTGCGTTAGATACTGCAAACACACCAGCCAAGGCCGCGACAGCTGTTGTAGATGCTATAAATGGAACTGTAAACAGCGCCGTGGGATATAACGGAGGAGCCAATGGCACGGTTCTAACAGCCGGGACGATTGGCCTCACAGCGGCCATCACAACGGATGAAACTACTAAGATCACTCTAACCATGGACGACACCGGTACAGCTGGAAACGTGGCAAATGTCCTTGCAGCCAATACTGGGTTCGAACCCGCGAGTGACCTTCTTAAAATAGCCGCTTTTACTGTCGGCGACGGCGCTTGGACAACAGTTGGAGGTGATTATCATACGTCTCCTTACGTTTCTGGTTCTACTATGCCAAATTATACTTTTACATTTGTAAATGGCGATGAAGATCTCTTACTTGATGTTTCTTCTGCTGTAGAAGAGTGGCTGGCCAACAATAAACCAAATTATGGTTTTGGGGTTTTTCTAACCTCTAGTCTTGAAGGTTATGTTTCTAACTCATCGGGGGATACTGTTGGAGCAATACTTCATAATCCATCCGGACAACAAAAAAGTTGTTATACAAAAAGATTTTTTTCCAGATCTAGTGAATTTTTCTTTAAACAACCGGTTATTGAAGCTAGATGGGATTCTAGAGTCATGGACGACAGGGGAAATTTTTATTCTAGTTCATCCATCGCGCCGGCTTTAGACAACTTAAATAATCTATATTTATATAACTATATTAGGGGCCGACTAGTCGACATTCCTAGTGCTGAAACATTGGCCGTTAACCTTTATGCCTCTAGCAACGGTGCTCCTTCCGGACCGAGACTAACTGTTTTGACTGCGTCTAAGGCTAACACTGGTGTTTATAAGGTTACTGGTTCAATCAACACAACTTCTTCTATAATACATGATGTATGGTCAGGAAGCGTGGGAGGAGAATACAAAACTGGAACGATATCAGTTAAAAACTTTAATAATACTTCCGTACTTAATTCAGATGATTATACACAATTTACTACAAAAATAATTAATCTAAAATCAAAATATGCGAAAGACGAAATAGCAAGATTTAGAGTATTTACAAGACCAAGAAATTATAGCCCCACAATTTATACTGTTGCTAGCACAGAAATGCAACATGTAATCATTCCCAGCGCTTCTTTTGAAATAGTCAGAATAGCTGATAATAATAAGATGATTAATAATTCTACTGGCAGCTCAACAAATCACACCTATATGTCATATGATAGTTCAGGAAGTTATTTTGATTTAGACATGAAATTGTTGGAGCCAGGCTACATGTACGGAATAAAATTCTTATTTTATTGTTCAAATGGCTGGAGAAAACAAGAAGAAACATTTAATTTTAGGGTTGAAAATAACTAATACGGCTGGGTTTCTCTTATGGGTATAAAAGATTTATTTGATAAAGGTTATTCGTTAAAATCTATAAAGAAGAAAAATCAAGAAAATATTCGCGAAGATCTTGAATCTGTAAGATATATTGACGCATATGCAAAAAGAAAACATAGATTTTTTCCTGATGTAGATTTTACGACTGCTTCTAACTTTGCCCGCTTCGGGTTAGCCGAAGAGTATTACGATACTGCAGTTAAGCGCATATATCAAACTTATCCTTATGATGGTTCTAGAGCAGAGAAACTAGAATGGGAAAACGAAGGTACATACTTAGATATCTTTATTTTCGAAAATGAGTATCCCAGAACTAATGGATTTGTTACTTTTAATAGTATTTCTCATACATATACCTCTACTGAAGAGGGTAATATTTACAGCAGTAGTGCACCTCAGTATATTTACTTTACCGGCGGCCCACATGCAGATACGCAAGGTGATTATAAGAGCAATATTACAGCAGGGCCGAGTCATAAAGGTGCCTCTAAAACAAATATCTATGATACAGCTAGTCAAAGAACAAATAATCTTGAAATAGACCCAGATAAGGGTTTGACAGTTGAATTTTGGATGAAAAAAGATGGTTGGGCTTCTGAAGACGTTTTAAAATATGAATATATATTCAATATTGCTGCTTCTGGATCAACGGGGGATGATTATGGAAATTTAAGAATATATTCTTATGGTCTTGGCAGTGGAAAGAGTCACTTGATATTAAAAATAGAATCGGGGTCGTCTGACGTGTATACTGCCACTCACGCTACTGGATTGGATGATGTTGCGGATGGAAAGTGGCATCACTATGCTGTTACTTATAAGCAAGGCAATTCAAAACTTTATGTTGACGGAACACACCAATCTGAACAAACTGATTCATCAATTAACTCTATATCCGGTAAATTAATTGCCGCCCTGGGCGCCCTCGCATCACCTAGGGGAACTAGCCTCAGTCTGGCCGGCCGCGGCTGGGGAAACATAGTTTCTACTTCTTTCGATGAATTTAGATATTGGAAAACAGAGAGAGACGCACAACAAATTGGCAGATATTACCGTGATCAAATTGGCGGAGGCACAAACACTGACAACGTAAAATATGATGATGTTACCAACAAGGTTGATTTGGGGGTGTATTACAAGTTTAACGAAGGAATAACGGGAGTGTCCACGACAGACTCTGTAATATTGGATTATTCTGGAAGAATTTCTAATGGAACTTTTATCAACTACTCTTCTGGTTGCAGAAATATAAATTCTGCTATTGTTCTCTCCTCTGCCGCAACAAAAGAATTTCAAGATCCAATTATATATTCCTATCATCCTGACGTCTCTACTTTACTAGAAAATAAGAAAAAAATAGGCAGAATGCATGATCATACTAATCCTGCTTCATTATATAAATCAGTTCCAGGGTGGATTTTAGAAGAGGATGAGTCAGAATCTAATCATTTAAAATATTTAATGCAAATTCTTTCTAGCTATTTTGACGATTTGTATATGCAAATAGAAAAGCTGCCTAATTTAAGAAATATTAATTATCCAGATGATACTAAATACGAAAAGCCACTGCCTTTTGCCGAACGACTTTTAGAATCTAGAGGCTATGATGCACCAGAATTATTTGCTCACGCCTCTGCCCTGGCTCAATTTTTAGATAGAGATGAAAAAAAGCTTTTTGAAAAGAAGCTTTATGAAGTAAAAAATATAATTTATCAAAACATATATAACAACCTTGTATACATACAAAAATCGAAAGGAACCTACAAGTCGTTAAGAAACTTTTTAAGGTGTTTTGGTGTTGACGAGGAGTTAGTAAAGCTTAATCTTTATGCAAAAGATGATGAATACGAATTAAAAGATAACTTTGTTAATACAGCTTTACGCAAAAAGTTCATTGATTTTGACGATTCTGAAACACGCATGGACTCCACAGGGAACCGGGCAGGAGCCTTTTCTGCTACCGCATATCAGTATAAAAATCCGTCTGTCAACAACACAATTTCTTATATCCCAGCAATATCTGCTAATCAAATGTCCGGCGCCGCAATGACAATTGAAGCAGAAGTTATTTTTCCAAAAAGAGCGTATAATGATGTGAATCATCAAGTTTTTCCCTCTTTAAACTCTTCTATCTTCGGCATGCATGCAGTAAAAGAATCTGACGAAGACCTATCATATGCTACTGATGACACAATAAATTTTAATTTTCGATTTGAAAAAGCAGATACAGATAAAAATAGCGGATTGTTTTCGCTAGTATCCTCGACGTCAAATGACATCCTCTCTACCTTAAAATCAGAGAAATACTTAGGTGTATATGACAACCAGAAGTGGAATTTGGCTTTTAGATTGAGGCCCACAAAAAATACGTTTTCTAATTTGGTGAGTGCTTCTCTTAGCCCTGCTAGCTCAGCTTACACTTATGAAATATATGGAAACAATTATTTATCAGATATAATACAGGAAGAATTTGCTGTGTCTGGTACAATAAGCCTCTCACAAGCTTCAAAATTCTTTTCAGCACCAAAAAGAATTTTTATTGGCGCCAAAAGAACTAATTTTACTGGAAGTGTCCAGCTTCCATCCGATGTTAAAGTCTCTTCTGTTCGGGCGTGGTATAGCTACCTAGATAACGATATGATGAGGGGACATGGTAGGTTTTCTGATACATATGGAGTTACTCAGCCATTAAAGAATTCTAACCTAACTGATGCAGGTGGGTTTTTAGGTACAAAAATACCACAAATTGAAACTTTAATATTAAACTGGAGCATGGACAACCTGACGGGTTCTGATGCTAACGGCCAGTTTCTTATTAACGATTTTTCATCCGGATCTAGTGACGTTTCAAAATATGGAACATTAACTCCTGTTTTAGAGAAGAACTATTCTGGCCGCGGCGACTTTTTTGTCTCTACCGAGGCTTATCGTGATCAAGCAATTGACATAGAGTTTGTGCAAACTGCTAAACAAAAATTACCAGAAATTGTTAATAGCGATGATATGATAAAAATCTTGAATAGGCAAGATGATGTTCAGTTCACTAGAGAGACAACTTATGTACAACATCTTTTATCGATAGAAAAAAGCATGTATCAAGTTATTTCAGATGAAATGATGAGATTTTTCTCATCAGTTTCTGAATTTAACAACCTTATTGGTGAACCCATTAATCGTTATCGTCCATATTATAAAAAAATGGAAAAGCTAAGAGAGATGTTCTTCCGAAACGTCGAATCTGACCTCGATTTAGAAAAATTTATTGAATATTATAAGTGGATAGATGACGCTGTAACACTAATGATAGCACAACTAATACCTGCATCAGCGAATAGCGTTGAACTATTAAGAAATATGGTTGAAAGCCATGTTTTGGAGAGAAATAAATATTGGACCAAATTTCCAACGATTGATACTGTGCCTCATAATCCAATAGCTTCTTTAAAAGGAATAGAAGAATACAAATATAATTGGAAATTTGGGCATGCCCCAGTAGGAGCCTCCCAAAACAGTAATCAGAGCCAAAATTGCTTATGGTGGAAACAAAGAGCTGATCGTGCAGGTGTTTTATCTTCTGGTATTGCTGGAGTAGATTCCAGTAAGCATGAAATATTAAAAACAATAGTGACAGAAGTATCTGGCACGACACCAACATTAAAAACACCCGCTGGAGCAAAATATGTTGCGAGCTATTATCCAAATAGGAGCCTCAGTCGGCCATATGACATGGAAGCAAGTAGATTATTAAATCTAAAAGGAGGCTCGAACCCCAACCACACCAAACGACATGATTTATACAAGAACATTATAAAGTGGGGCAGCGATGACGATTTTATTTATATTGATGCTGATAGTGAGACGCCGAAAGTTGACTGTAACGACAAAATAATACCTGATGAAATTAATAAAAAGCTTTTTAGAGTTAAAACCTTGACAATGCTCGCAGATCAAACAATCGGATCAGACGCGACCGGCGGTGGCGCTAATGATAAAAATTATGATGATGCAAAATCTGCTCTTTTGTTGCCTTTTAGCATGTATTCTTCTTCAATTGATACTGGATATAGGCAAGCATATGCCGGCGGCAGTATGCCTAAAATTGAATTTGCAAACATGCATGACGATAAATATGGCTTTGACACAGAAGTGCCAATGCAGGGCCCATTTACTGAAAAGTACGTCGGCGGGTTGCAACATCGGCATGTTGACATAAATAAAGGTACAGACGGACAATTAACCAGACCAGAAGGCTGGCATTTGCAAGAGTTCATGGACAATTCAGGATCTCCGGTAACCATTTTATACGAGCAGTTTCTCGGGGCAACAACGACCGCGACAACCGACGTTAACATTCTATCATTGCCAGCTGATTCAACATCGCCAGATCCAAGTCCTTATGAATATTGGCGAAATGGTGTTGGCACTGACAATCAGTGGACATTCTTGCAAGGCACAACCCCATCGGTGGGAACCGGGCCCACTACAGCTAACAGGCATGCTTATTGCGAAGTTTTGCCATCTAAAGTAGGGCAAACATTTGGATTAGTGACTCCCTTAATTGACTTGTTAGAATATGATGTAAGCTCAACTATATTTTTTCAATTTAGCTATCACATGCATGGCCTTCATATTGGTAATCTAAAAGTTCAAGCATCCAGTGATCCCAATTTTCAAATTGGTGTTGAAAACTTATTAGTAGATTGGGGTAGTTTTAACAGTACTGTTATATCTGGGCAACAACATACAAATGCAGCTGATGGTTTTTCAACAGCGCGCGCGTCATCCACACCTGGCAACGGCCTAGCTAGTTGGCTTGGAAAGCGTTTTTATATACGATTTTTGTATACTGCTGGGATTTCTCATTTAGGCGACTGTGCAATTCGTGAACCACAGGTGTTCGAACACAGCCTCGGCGTTGAAAGGAATTCATTTAAGCTTCTCAATCCAACTCACGATAACCACCACAGACCTTCTGCAATTTACACTCGTCAACAATATGCAAAACGTCCTGTAAATATTCGTAATATTCATATGACCGGTAATTCACCCACAGTTGCAGGAAATTATCTTAATAGATATGAATATATAAGCACGGTAAGTCCTGAGGCTAATGATCCATTTTTTGTTAAGAATATACATCAAATTAAGTCAACAACGCCAGAATTATTGATGATACACAAGATAGAAAATCTTTTGAGCACCCCCCCCGGCGCATATAGGACAAACCTAAGTTATCGAAACTTCCAGCTTCCTGATCGATCATATTTAGCAGACTCTATTAAAAACAAAACAAGAATTATGACAAGGTTTAGCTCTCCAGGTGGCTTTGAGACACTATCGCGTGGCTTCCTAGACCCAGCGCACGAGACTTACGCTGTTAATAATGTCATGACATACAGGAATATGTCATCAAGAATGATATATAATTCTCAACTTCAAGCACATTGTGGTAGATTTGGCGTCAGCACACACGAAGCTGCAACAGCCAGAGTATTTGGAAGTGAGACGTCAGGAACCATCAATTCTACTGATTATACAATCGTCGGCGATGCATCAAAACACAAACACCATAGAAACAATATCGAAAGGATAGAATTTACTGGTGATTCTCCAAATCCTGGTACTGCTAACACGGTCTTCGTCACGGCCTCCTCATATGATAACGCTTTTATTTCTCATATGATACCAAGAACAGAACAGCAAACAAGATGGATAACAGGATCATTAATTTAGGATATAATCTAATTATAGGAAAGGAATGAGGTAAAAAATGGCATTAAGCGGTTCATTAAATTTTTTAAATTCTAGCGTAACTGGGTCTCCGAATATTAATGTAGACTTTGCGGGTCTCAATACATTAATAGTAGACCCTATAACCGCCTCTTTGAACCTCCTGGGGCATCCCGTGAGTGATACCGCAACGCCAATTGATTCTGAGGTTTATTATAATTCGCTCATAGATCCAATTGGCGGGCCAGAACCAAATCAATTAAACAGCCTGCTGTTAAATCGCAACGGACCATATCAACATCCTATGTGGAAACAATGGAGGGGGGGAGATCATCCCGTTGCTAGACATTTGCGCCTAAACAACACAATGTCAATTGATTTAAACGATCCGAATGCCAAAATTAGACAACTTAAAAAAGACATATTAATAGAACACCAGCGCGCAATTTTTGATAATCCGATGGACAATGTCGATGATTACTTTAGCTGGATTAACCAGATATTGGGTGGAGTATCAGGATTTACTGGTGAAATAGCTAATGAAATTAAAGCTATTTGGCCAGGTAGACCACCAACTTTAAAACACTATTATGAACCGGTTTTAACAACTAAACATAAACCTTTTTTGTATACTGTAGAGTTCCCAGCTGGCCCAGGATCCGCTGGCACTGTATTGGCGAAAGTTAGACTATCTTTAATGAACCAGATGATGGATTTCTCTAATGAGAAGCTGAATGAGGCCTTACGATTTTCTTCTGGCGATCCTACTACGGGTTCTGTTATAGAGTCCACTTTCACTGAATATGCAAAAATAAACAAAACTTTTACTAGGACAAATCAGAAAACATATCAACTTTTTTATAATGCGCTCAATACCAATAACCCGTCAGATTTTTTATATTCTGAAAGGATATATCCAAAGGAAATTAATTCATATAGGACTTATAAGCTGCAGCGCCAAAGTTATGAAGAGATACCTGGCCTGGGAGATAAAGGTTATGATAAAGCGTTAAGAAATACTTTTTGGAAAGACAGCCAAGGAGGTAATACGCAAGCGGCAACATCTGATGGTACCACAAGATTGAGGACAGATGGCACCGCACTGAGTTCATTAGAAATAGAACAGCATACAATATTCAATAGTTCACTAACCCCAGTTAACTGCACCGCCCGACAATTAGTATCTAGTTCTTATATTCTGAACCCATCTTGGGGCCAGACTCTTGTAACAACTTCTTTGCATTATGGAATTAACGGCTTAATAGTAGAATATGCCCCTAACGGTGTCGTCATTAACAGGTACCAAGACATTACTCCTTCAGGCGCTATATTTCAATTGGATTCCTATCAGCCTTATCCGATCTCTCTCCTAAGCTCGTGGCCGCTAGATGCTAGGGATGATGTATACGATAAGCCATCTTATTTGACTTCTAGCATGGGGGGCAAGGGGCTACAAATTGGCTTAACCCCGCATAAGGCTGGAGTGCATACCGTCGTTGATACAGACGGGAATAACATATCGACTAGCCTGTATAATCAGGTCCAGTCAAGGGGCGGGTCACCCATCTCAACTGGCTCCGTCCTAGGCGCCACCTTGGCATTACATACCGCATCTGCCGGAGAACTAGTATATAGTACAAAACCAACAATATTTTTCTGGAGAAACATCACCGATAAGTCTAACAATTATTCTCGTTTGTACTTGAGCGCTTCTTCTTATGCTCACCCAAAACCCGGCATTTTGGGTGATGGGAAGTTCGAGCTTGCAGATCCTCAAGGCAACAGAGTCGCTTTTCATTTTGGTCGCGACGACTCTTGGCGATCCGACGGCCGAACGGCAACAATTAGTGGTACTACATTCGTCACTATTGGCCTAGGCGCCAGCGGCCAGCCCGAGGCAGACCCGGATACCATCGCCCTCAGCTTACGTAATTTTGTAAATGCTATTAACGGCGTATCATCTTACAATAATGGCTTAACATTAAATATAAATGCTTCACGAGAGAACTATACAATTAAACTCATTCCCCATACTTATAATGTTGGACAGTCTATTAGAATTCCTAAATATGATGCGCATTTTTCAACTTGGTTTACAGCCAGCACAGAAGTGGTCGCCTTCGGTACCGACCCCAGCACTGGTATGTCTATCCCAGCCGGCGATCACTTTCAAGGCCAGAACAGCGGCAGCATTAGCCGTTCAGGTCAAATTATGTCTCTTCTTGATGACTCTGTCCAGGGCTATAATCGCCCAACTGCTTCTCTACAATACAACCGACATACGTTTCCATATAACACGCCGTTCTATGCAACCAACAGAGTCCGAGGCAGGAATCCTTTTTATGATTCATACAATGATTTTTCAGACAGCGTTAGGCTCATAGGACGAGATTATTCTATTTTACCGGAATATCGATATTCTGACCATATGGATTATTATCACGAAAATTATGATGTCGGCGAAACTTCAAGGGCCTTGTATACTTTTTGGCCTATAGGCACTGCCCTTGATGGATCCGCAGGGCCAGGAGCTTTTAAACGCAACCCCCTTGGTATTACTCCTGTTGCCGGTGGCGTACCAGGCCAAAAAAACATGGGAGAGCATACCGAACCCGGAGGCATGGAAAAATTTAAGGCTAATTTTTTGGTCCTCGACGGCGCCTTTATTACCTCCAGCGCCACCGCAAATGTATATGACGAACTCGCTGCGAGATACGAATATGACGACGTCGAAGGTTCGGTCGCAACGACTCCGCTACTCGACGGCCTAGGCGCCGAGCTGCCACGGCGCTCTTATAAAAGTGATAGGACAAGCATAGATTTTGATGGAAAATATGTTAATACTGATTCCATGATTAATTTTTCTAATTTATTAGATCAAGGTAACCAGGGATTTTTTAACGATATCGATACAATTCCTGATGAAATTAATTTTGTTTCTCATGTGGTTAAAAAATTCCTACCGAGAAATGGGGTATTTCCTGTCACTAGAACAATACAAATAGGCAACGCGTTTAAGAAAGAAATTATTACCCACGCCGGCTTAACGGGGACAATGAGTTATTACCCAGAAGGACAAGTTGGCAGTGTAACTGGGGAACTAAACAATTTGACTCCATCATACGTGCAAACAATTCTTGAGCCCTTTATGGCGCCTGGGATTTTGTACAATTCCATAAAATCAGGCGTTGCTGTTAACTATCCAATATACTTTACAGCTCCATCGTATTATTTTCCTGGAGAATTTACAACGTCTACCGGGGCAACTAAAAATATGTATGGTTTAGCGCGCCCGGCCCTATCCTCCTCCTATCACGGCGGACTTTATATGATGGGGTCATCTCGTTGTATTCCATCAATTTTAACTTCTCAGCATGATCGGACTCTCCCCTTTAAAGCATTATATGATTATACTGTGGGCATAAACTTATTTACACTGCCTTACGAAGATACGGGCAAACCGCCGTCACTTCACCTGGTTTCTGATTTTATCGACATGGACCGTGCCTGGGCAGGTTCAGCAGGTAATCCTAGACAAGGACATCTAAACTATAATGCCTCTCCCAGAATTCAAATTCCAGATAAAGGCAAGTGGAAGATTTTTGGCAAAAAAACATATTATTCAATGATGAATAATTATTTGTCTGAAACGATTGATTTTTTCCTACAAGAGTCACAAGAAACTAAAACAAAATTACCCGTCGCTCTATCTGGATTATTTAAAGACAACATCAAATTAGGCAGCTCAGATCATCTGATGCAAGTTTCATTGGAAATGGGCAAACATCAAGTTATGGCCGAGGGGCCCCGCAACGCCGGCATTGGTAGATCTTCTGGTTTTGATACAAGTAGATCTTATTTTTTGAAAAATTCTACCATGAGGGGCTATATTTATGGGCCACCAATGGAAATTATAGCTCATTCCGCCAGCGTGCACGACGAGGATGGTCTGGTAGCGCGCGCAATTAATTGGGGCGACCCAGGTACCATTGGTAGTGATCCAAAAGGAGCTGTTCTCCATTCTGCATCTTTTGCTTCTTATTTTGGCGCCAACTTACAAGATCCGGCTTATCATGCTTACACGCCGCCATACTTTTATGGTAAGAGTTCAGTTGTTTATAAAACGTCTCTTAGCAATGATACAAGTTTAACAGATATATATGACGATATAAAATCTCAAAATCAAACTTATTATGTTGATAAATATGAAAAACCCATATTTACCGATGAAACAAATGACTTACACAAACTGCATTCGCATTCGTTATCTTTAATAATCCCTTCCACTGCTTCCATTTCTGATGGAGCAAGAGCCAGGATGAAGCTTGATGCCAGTGTAGAAGTTTTTTCAGATCTAATAGAGATCTCCACCCCCTCCACTCCCACTGACGCTGCCTATCTATCACACATATGGCATATAACGCCAGAGTGGGTTTGTCCCGTGTTGGACTTTTCATCATCAGTTTCAAACATCCAGACAAGAACAGCAGAATTTCTCGGCGCCGGCGTGAACCCGTCCTACCAATACAGCAATACAACTATCAATAACACATTCCATGATACTACAACCGGTCGCGGCCTATGGGGTGGTTATGGAACTAATCCTTATATTAAAGAAGAAGTGCTTAACACTCTGAATTCTCGTGAGCTTGAGTACTCATCTGAATACACTTTTCATAAAGGTTTGTATATGGAGATCAGCGATTATATACTCCAGGCACCAGAGAAAGACAAACAACCAGATTCTGTTGTCTCCTTGGATACAAGTGATGAAGAATCTTATTACGGAGTTGTACCGATCGCATCGGCTGTGCACACATCCTCTTTAGCCGACAAATTAGGCTTTACAAAAACAAGATATGAAATAGGACGTATTGCATCTGAAAAGCAAGTACACGAAGCAATTGCATTAATACCTTATTTTGACGACCCCATTCATCTTCCTATCAAGAGCGGTATAACCTGGGACGGCGGCCGCCACGATAAAAACTTTATATATGCAACCCGTGAAATTTTACCAGGGAAACACTTTCTTCCTATTCACGAAAGAGTATTTGAATCAATGCTTAGCATATATATAATGAATAGCATAATGTCAGAGAACGATATACTAACAGCTAATATGTTCGGCGCAGGAAGCGCCGATGCCATCAATAATGGATACGGCATGCCGGAGGGCGTACGCAGCTTCCTTTTAAACAAGACTGATGTTGGCCAAATGATACAGAGATTATCTGCTTTTAGGCCAAATCACGGTGGGTATGTGCTCCCTCCTGAATTTGACTTCATACATAATAGTTCCATATTGCCATTTCAAATTATATTAATAGAACATGATCATCTTTTGGATAGGCAAGAACTAACAGATATATATCAAGGTATTATGCCAGACAGCTCGCTATCTGCGGAAAAGCTCATAAAAAGTAGTTTTGTGCAGCCTGGACTTGAACTCGACCTTTCCGGCGTTCATATGTCCGCAGTCGTCCCCGGTGGACCCAACTGGCCCCTGGGCCTTCACGCTGGCCAGGCCCTCGCGAGCAGCCACCCTCTTAATTTTTTGTCTCCTGCAGGGATATTAAGATCAAACGAGCAAATACTTGATGTAGTTAATGAAGAAAAAGCTATATGGACGCATAAAACTTCTAGGGATTTTTATAAAAACTTGCGCTTTATGGTATTTAAAGTAAAGCAGAGAGCTAAAAAAGATTATTCTAGCTATAGAACATCACAAATATTAAAAGCTGTTAGACAAACCAAACTGGCTGAAGAGCAAATAATCAGCGATCCGAAAGAATCAATTCAAATGAACATGACTAACAAATATGTAGGAGAGGTTTTCGGAGCCAATTGGCCATATGATCATTTTTCCTTGATTGAATCAGCGAAAATAGACATTGAATTTAAAAAACGGAATAAATAAAAATGGAATTTTTTAACAAAAAAGAAGATGTAATTGATTTGCAGTTAACCCAATTTGGAAGATTTTTGATGTCCAAGGGTCAATTTCAACCTGTATTTTACTCCTTTTTTGATGATAACGTTCTCTACAATTATGAAAAGGGTGGCCTCTACGAGATACAAAATGATTCAGAACAAAGAATAAAAGATACTCAGACAATGCAGCCACAAATATCCGTTTCTTCCTTAGAAAAAGAATTCAACACTAACTATGAAATGATTTTAACTAACCAATTTCAACCTGGCTCACAAGCTTTACAAAAAACAGCAGAAAAAAACTATGCTTTGCCAGTTCCTGTTGGAACGAGCGACATAAGCTCAGAATACGCACCGGCCTGGACTATAAGATACTTAAATGGACATATATCTAGTTCTGTAAATTATCTAGACTTGAAAGAAAAATCTGGAGGTAAAAATACCTTATTAATACCACAATTGGAGACAAATATAAAAATTGAATTTACACAATATTCTTCTCTTAACTCAGACTTACAGGAACAGATCTCACATCAATTGTTTGACGCGCCTTCTTTATCTGATGTGGTGGTGACTTCTGACGAGGAAGACTATTTTGTTATGCTAAAAGTTATAGAAAACAATGGATTATACCAAACGAAAAATTTTGATATAGAGATGTATGAGGTTATTGAACAAATAGAAGGCTCAAATGTAATAGAAACTTTGAAACCCTTGCATTTTACAAACCCTTATAATCCAGAAGTCGATGGAGAACCGTATGAACATATAACGCCTTCTGACGATCCAAGCTATGTAGCTCATTATTTTGATTTCTTTATTGATAGTGAAATAAACCCTAAAGATCTATGTAAGTATGATCCCGAAGTTGTTAAAATGGGCCACCACGCCGACTCCCTGGCCGCTCAATGTCAGGAAATACTAAACCAGCAACAAAAAGTCCCGTTCAATATCTATGAAGAAGGCGCCAACGACGCGCCTGGAGAAATTTGCTAATGTCAGTGCCGCCCGGACCAGGATGTTCTATACTAGATCTGCCAATCGGCGGTGATCTTCTTCCATACGTGTATTGTAACAAAATTACGTTAACGCCGTACGAGAACGATGCTGAAAAAACAAAAATAACTTTGGGGTTGGAAATTTTACAAAATAAAAAAGAGTTAAGTAAAAATTCTTTGCTGAAATCAACTCTAATTGGAGGCAAAAATTTACTGGATTTTTCGTTTATTCAAGTCGTCCCCTTCATGAAGAAAAAACATATTAATAAACTGATGCCACACCACCACGCCGACGAAACCGCGTACCCAGGTAACGTATATGCAGCCGCGGGCCACCCCGAGGCCGACATTTGGATTAAAACAAAGAAAACAAGCATTTTCCCCACTGGTAAAGTAAGCACCACGCCCGGCGCCGATATCGGCGACGCGACCCCCGGATGGGACAAAATATTTAATCCACTTGATCCTGCTTGGATGGAGACTAACGGCGACGGTGCCAAGATACCAGATGCATTTCAAATTTCCAACTCTTCTTTGCTGGGGCTGTTGTCTGGAGGATCAATACAAGATTTTGAGAAACAATCAGATCAGAAAGTAAGGGAGGAAATAATATTGGGAGTCCCCTATTACGCGATTTCTTTTAATTATACTTATATTACAAAGAAAAATGTACAAAATTTAGGGTTTTTGTTTTTTTCGTTTTTGCATGTAGGCGCCTTTATGGAGGATTTTGACGATTCTCTTGGAACAGACGAGGCCTCCATTTTGACTGGTCCTCCGAGTACAGAACTAGTTTTTGTAGGCGGTGAGACAATGAAAACCAAGCCGCAGTTTGTTCTCCCCACCGGCCACAAGTGGAAAGGCGCCGCACATTTACATATATGTAATCTCAACCCAGATATGAGCAACTCCAGCAAACCCTATTGCGGCGATGGCGCGATAGGAAATCCGAATTCGAGTGTGGTAGCTGGATTTAGGGGTTGGATGGCTGGAGCCCAACATATTAGTGGAGCCCCAAAATTAAAATTAGTACATGTCCCAAATTATAAAATTCAAGACTTTCGTTTCGCGACCCAGGCCGGCCTCGATACCATGTTAGGTTTAAAACCTGATGACAAAATAAAAATCTTCAACCAAAAAAGTGGAGTAATTGAATCAAACGAGTTTTTAAGCTTTTTTCAGAAAGAGAATCGTAAATATTTAACTAAATTTAATTCTAAAGGCTCGGGCCACGAAGGGGTTAGCCTATACGATAATGAAAATGAATTTTCTAAGTTGTATATTAATAAAGATCAGCATGGACGCGCACGCGGCTTTTTTATAATAGATTTTAATAGATTTTTAGAAAATCATTCTTTTATTTATCCGCTGCTCGATGGGGCCGACAAAGTAAGCATTGTGCAAGGATGCTTATCTTTTTCAAAATTACTTGAAATGAAAATTTATAGAGATAGAGTAAAAGATAACAATATAGGCAAGAAATACGAGAATTATTCTACTAACGAACCATCTTATCTCGTTGCAACGATACACCCTGGCGGTACTACTGCTGAGGACTCAAACTTTATGGGTGAAAGGGACTTACAATTGAGCTCCACCGAGGCCTATTCGACCAAGGGTACATCATTTAAGTGTTTTCATTTTGTAGATGATAATGTAAAAGATAAGTCGGCCGGCCTTTATCAATATAGAATAGAAATGTCATTTAAAGATGGTACTTATTATTTCTTGAATTCTTTAAGCACAAGATTATCAGTTGCAAGAAGGAAACTACAAGAGTACTATGAGCTTTCTTTAAGATCGCACCTAGTTGGGTATGATAATATTGATTTACCTCCTGAAGGGTACTCTTATCATGAAGTGCCCAATAAGCTATCTCGTGTGCCGTATTATAAGGACAACAAATTTGTAAGCCCGTTATTTAAAGAAGCTGCCGAACTTTACTTCGCACCGATCGATCGCCCATGGATCGAAATAGGCGGAGGTGGTGCACTGCTCACGAATAATTATCAGTCTACAGTCCCATTTCTTATTGGGTTCATAGGTAAGCAAATATTACATGTTGAAGGCTGGTCGGAGAAGTATGCCTGGGGCGACGCACTATCCGGTGTCACCACGCTCTTAGCTTCGATGATCCACCCCGTCGACGGGAGTCCACAGGGAATAGAATATGTAATAAGATATGCTGACTCTGTTATAAATAAATTACAAAAGCTTATTGGTTCTACAAGAATTAGCAAGAAGTCTGATTTATCCGACTATGTGTCTATAAACGGGTATACAGTTAACAACTTTTTTAAACATGTTGTGTCGTCCGCCGAGGCCACAATTAAAGAAGAATACACTTTTGATCACCCACAAGAGCTTTATTTAGCTTCTACTAAAGACGTTTATATTGATTACCTGGCCTCGGGCCCCCCGAGTACTCAGCTAGTACCCCCGCCCGCTTTCGGGCTGCATGAAATTTCTGTGGCGGGATACAAAGATAGATGTAATCTAGATGTTAAGCGCCTCGTTGATGAGGAAGCTTGGGCCGAGGCCACCGACAAACAGAAATATTATTTTGGCAAAAGTGGTGTGATCGCACGAGCGCTTGGGGAAACAAAGCATTCGTATTTAATGCCCTCAATTATAGAAGTTTCTGCTCCCGGGCAAGGCACCACACTCGCCTTCGAACTCAGCCCGGGCGACGGGACGCAGCTGCCCGAATTCTCAGGGGTGGCACAAATCACAGAAGAATCTTATAAATTTCTCTGGTATGCGTTTAATAATGGAGATCCAACTAATTTTGATTACGATGCTTATGATTATATAATGTCTGTTTTTTCATC